CAGAATAAAACTATCCGGATTCTCAATTACCCATAACATCCACCGTCCTTCCATGACAAAACGGTAGATATCTTCTAACGTCACCTTTTCATCTGCAACACGATCCAACAAAGGCTCTATCTGCGGCCACATTTCTTCTACCGCATACATGTTGGTTACAGGATGAAGATTACCACTAAGCATCGTGTCCCCCTAAAATGTCTTCGTTTTGTTCTGAGTAAATACGACGTAGTGTACGGACTACATCGACGGCACCACGGCGAAAGAATATCTCTCGTTCGGTCATCTGTAACTCAGGTGAGACATCGGGATACATTCGATCCAAATAATCGACTAAAGTTTTGTCAATAATAGGTAATTGAGACATGAAGTTACCCTTCTAGGTCTAGTAACGGTTAAGATTATCCCCAAGCGCGAGTCCATTGGGCGCATATACCTGATCGTACAACGTCATCGTGTGTGAAATGACAGACGGCGGCTTCGATATTATGCTTGAATATCAAATCGATAGCGACCGCTAGACCAGACTCAGCCTTGAGGTCATGTTGAAGTAAGTCACCGTTGACGACGACTTTAGTATCCTCACCTATACGAGTGAGAAACATTTTCATTTCATGCGGAGTTAGGTTTTGCCCTTCGTCTAAAATAACGAAAGCATTATTGAACGACCGGCCTCGCATGACTTCGAAAGGAACAATCTCAATGTCCTTGCGTTTCAATGCGATTTCATAGCGACCCTTACCTAAACGCTGTTCGATCACCTCGGTAAGCGGGACAACCCACGGCGCAATCTTGTCTTCAATAGTCCCTGCAAAGAAACCTAAGGATTTACCTGCGGGAATGTTGGGGCGTGTAAGGATGATCTTACTGATCTGTCGTTTGTTAAACATGTCGGCGGCAATCGACGCTGCGATGTATGTCTTACCAGTACCTGCCGGTCCTGTAACAAAGACCTGAGGAAACCGATAGATACACTCAAGGTAGTTCTTTTGAGCGGGGTTTTTAGGCACGAGAGGATGTACCTGTTTGTTATCGGATTCCTCTCGTACTTTGTTTTTATAGGTTTTCTTACGCACCTTTATAATTCCATCTCACCTTGTAACAAATTGATACGCATTTCTGCGTAACGCATGACTTTCTTTAGGTCAGTGATTTCACTCTGTGTTTCGTCTTGGTTTGGGTAAGGTTTATGACCGGCACGACAGGCGTATTTGACGATGTTACCGACGTGGAAAGGTAAGTCGTTACGCATGATAAACGTCACAGGTTCGATCTTAAACCGTGTGTAATGTGAAGGTTTATTAACGATGTCATCATCAATAGTTTCGATCACGTCGAATGAATTCATGGTGTCCATACCTTTATTGTTCCCGTTGCTATGTCGTAGTCTTCATGACGAAGTATCCGCGCCACCTGCGCTTGCTGTAAGGCATCACGTTCTGTAAGCCCTGCTTTTTCAAAGGCAGAAACTACGGCTTCCCAACTACATTCTTTGTCTAGGATTTTTGCGGCGGCTACTGGGCCGACCTTGGGGCAACCCTTGTAACCGTCAGTTACGTCTCCGGTAAGAGTTTGAGTGAACCAGTTACGATCTGCTTCCTCAGGCGTTACCTCGGTGACGATTTCTAGTTTGTGATCCCATAGTTTAGCTGGGATTGTTTTCATGTCCTTATCTAACGAATAGATTATGGACTCACCGCGACGACTAGGGTTTGTCGCGTAGATACCCATGAGGTCATCGCCTTCCAAACCTTCCCGCATGTCATAGACGTAATTCTCAATCACATATCGACGTAAGAAAGGAAGCATCATCGGCTTACGAGTTTCTTTGCGGTTACCTTTGTATGTCGGAAGGATGTCTTTGCGGAAATTCGTAGGCGAGGTGAGACACAGCAAATAATCTACAGATTTTGTTTTCTCGACGATACTTGCCAGGGCCTCATCGAAGTCTGCTTTTGTTTTGTCTTCGTCTGCCCAAAGTACCCACAGTCCATTATCAAAACGTGTGGGAACCTCGTTGGTCATTGCGACTTGGTAGATAAGAATATCTGCATCGATTAATACCGTTCTACTCATTCTTATCGCTCCATTCTCCGCACCAGTAGGTCGGCGTTACCGACACCGTGCTTGGGTATCTCTGACAAAAGTATGTGCGAAACCTATCGCTACCTTGGAGGGAAAAATAACGACAAGTCTCGCACACCTTCGGGAGAACCTTTGGTTTTTGTTTAGTGGGTTTCGTACCAGTTGTTACCGACTTTGGCCTCGCCATCTAATTCTACCTTTATGTTAAAGTGTTGACCGGCTTTCTTGATTGCCTGAATGCTGAGTTCTCCAACAAGTTCAGCTACGTCCTCGTCACACTCGTATTGATGTTCGTCGTGGATGTTTGCTACGACCTGACACTTGTGTTTGAGGTTTCTTTTCACCAACACCTTGTCCATCTCGACAGCCCATTGCTTACACACCAAGGCACCCGCAGATTGAAGCAAAGTGTTCAACGCTGCGTGTGAACTGCGGATGTGTAGGAGACGACCGTCTAAACCCTTGAGGTAACCACGCTTTGATGCACGGGTAACCGCATTGATTAACTGTGCTAAAGCTGGGGTTTGTTCTAGAAACTTGTGTTTTAGTTTCTGGCCTTCTTTAGGGCCTTTACCGACGATTGATCCAATCTTAGCTGCGCCGGCACCGTACAAGAAACCATAGATAAAGGTCTTTGCTTGGTTTCGGCTGGGTAATCCAGCGGCCTTTTGGTTTACCGTGTGGATGTCCCCGTTGACGACCTCGTGACCGTAGGCACCTTCGTCGAACTTATGTAGGAAGTGACCAAGCATACGGAGTTCGAGGCCTGATACGTCTACGCCGACCAGTTTCTTACCTTCAGGAACCATGAACAACTCACGGCACTCTTTACCATAAGGTTTACCCACGGATGGTGTTTGAGCCACGTTTGGGTAGTTATGCGTCATACGTCCGGTCACGGCACCGTTAGTGTTGACCGAACCGTGAATACGGCTGTCGTCACTAACAAGGTTCAACCAAGCGTTCTTACCTTCGCCTAGTTGTCCTATACGCTTCTGGATCATCAGAGACTTAGCGATGGCTTGGGCCTCTGGGTATGGTAGGGAATCTAAAACTGTTTCGTCCACCTTAGGTTTACCGTCCGGTGTAAAGTCTTTAGGTTCCCACCCGTACTTCTTGGTTAGTCGGTTAGCGATGTGCATACGGCTATTTGGGTTGAAGACGTTTTGTTTTATGACTGTATAAGGCGCATCTTCCCACACTGAGTGCCGGTCTAGTGACTTATAATTCACCGTCTTCTTAGGTGTTTTAACTTCGACAGCAGAGTACCACGGATCGAATATAGTTTGCAGGTCTGCCTCAATTTTTGCACGATCTTGTTGAAGGTGCATCAAAAGTTTCTCGGCCTTTGCTACGTCAAATAGGAACCCATGACGTTCTTGCTCCGCTACGATCCACGCAACTTTATGTTCGAGATCGATTGCGGTGTCCGAATACTCCTTTGCTGAGATAGCCGCCCACAGTTTAAGAGTGACAGCTACATCCTGTTCGCAATACTTCTGCATCTCAGGTGACCATTCAGCCCAATCAGTCGATTGACCGAAGTCTCCTTTTAAGACCCCCAGACGTTTGCCCCACACTGCGAGAGAATGAGAACCACGGTTACGCGGTTCTAACTTACCTGCCGCAATTCTACCACTGTCCGTGTCACTTAGGTCAGTCCAGATAAGGCGGGTACAAACTAGGGTGTCGATTACCCTGTCACGATCAACGTGGAAGTCAGGGTAAACCTTTTCCAAAGCAGGGAAGTCAAACTTGATACCGTTATGGAAGATCAGTTTTGTTGCTGTCTTCATACGCTCAAGTCCCTCTTGGATTTCATTCGGGCCGTATGAGTAAACCTGTTCAGTATCTACGTCTTGTAGAACTAGGCAGTGAACTTTGGTCAGAGTATCTAACAGACCGTCGGTTTCGATGTCGCCTACATATACGCTCATAGCGGCCCCCTATCGTTAAATTTCGAGTGTGTATCGGGTGTACTTTTGTCCCGTGACAGGATGGAACTTGACCTTGGACACGATGTTGTGGCCCATCTCGCGTAACTCTTGGATACGCTTGGTCAGGGATTGAATAGAGTATTCTACCATTGCTTCACGCACGGTGATCGATCCCGCCTTTTTCAAGTGCTGCATGATCTTGTCGTGTTGTGTCTTACCTTTCATGGTCTTCCATCCTTTCTGTTCAAGTTTCTGTGCTTGGGTATTCCAGTGCGTATATACGTCCGTGTATACGTCTGGTTCTTGAACGGCTAAGACGACGTATGTCTCAGCCAATTCAAAGATTTCATCAGTAGTCATCGAACTCGTCTTTTTTGAATTCATGTTCCGACAACCGACCGGTGTCCTTATCGAAGAACAAAGTCGTGGCTATACCGGTCTCTCCAGAGAAACGGTTCTTTAGAACACGAACTGTTACTTGATTAGCGGCTTCTGCGTCTTGTTGATTACGTTCAAGACCAATCACACCGTCGCTAAGTTGGGCGATTGACGCAGAACCACGGAGAGCATTAAGTGATGTTGTTAGACCCTCTTCCCACCCACGGTTACCTTCTGGTCGCCGTAAGTGTGACACAAGTATAAGTCCTATACCTGTCTCCTCTACAAGAGAGCGAAGTTGGGTCATCAAAACATCGATAGTTTTCCGCTCATCACCATCATCAATGCCTGAAACAACAATACTGAGGTGATCGAGGACAACCCACCCAACATCACAGCCTTTGGCAAGGTATCTGATTTTGTCGAGAAGGTTCGACGAAGACATAGAGCCGAAATGATCGTAGAGGTAAACACGACCAGAACCAACGGTGTCGTCGAAAGCAAGTTTAAGATCAGCATTTGATACACCTTCCTTTGATAAGTGTAGAGGTTTATTGATTGCCAATCCCATGAGACCCATAGCGGTACGTTTTACGTTCTCTTCGAGAGCGACGTATCCTATAGTCTCGCCTTGCTGGATAAGATGATAAGCAATCTCACGGCATACTTGTGACTTACCTACACCTGAACCTGCGGTCAGTGTGATAAGTTCACCTTTGCGTAACCCGTGTGTGAGTTTATTAAGACCGTCGTAGGGCCAAGGAATGCTTTGAGTGTTATCCTCGGTGATCAGGTCTTCCCAGATGTCAGTACCTTTTACGATACCATCCGGTCTATAAGGCTTTGCCTCGTAGTACGCCGTGACAATATCCTGTGCGCGACCGGTCATTAGTAATTCTGAAGGGTCTTTGACGGGTAACTCAGCGATGTACGCTTGATCTGGTCGCAACAACGCGGCAATAGCTTTCGCTGCATTACGTCCGGCTTCGTCGCTGTCCATCATAATGACAACTTTCTTGAACGACGATACGAACTCTAGTTCTTTCTTAACCGCCCTTGCTGCACCGGCAGCACCTTGCGGGATAGATACCACAGGCCAATTCAGTTTTGCTGAGATTGCTTGGGCTACACTGAGACAATCGATCTCGCCCTCGGTAATACACAAAGTCTTACCACCAGACGACCAAAGGTGTTGTCCGAATAGACCGCACTCCTTGGCATTCCCTAACATTTTGAATTCTTTGTTGGGGAAGCGTATCTTTTGAGCGATGACTTTACCATCTCGCTTATAGTTGGCAACCTGAACGGTCTGTCCCTTGTAAGATGACACGCTATACCCGAACTTCTTACAGGTTGCCTCGTGTACCTTGCGTTTTGATAGGCTTTGATACGATCCTACTGGGATCATGTCAGGTGACAGAGGTTTTACTTGTCTAACCTCACCCGCGCTGGGCGTATGTGTTTCACATGAGAAACAAAAATGATGTCCATCTGAATACTCAGCGTTTGCGTCAGAGGAACCGCAGTTAGCGCAAGGTCCGTGAGCAATAAGTGTACTCTCTTCATGAGTATTCATAAACAACTCCTATCTGAAAGGTGTAAGGTCTAACGCCGGTCCGGTCGTCCGTTGTCGGCGTACTTCTTTACGACCCAAGATTTCTAAATCTGGGTGCGATTTTCTAGATACGGTGATTAACTCTTGTAGTGCTTGTTTCTGTTCGTCAGTGAAGTTGTCTTCTGGTTCACCTTCGATATTCTTACCACCCACCAAACAAACAGTAATTGAATGGTAGTCATGAATACCGGTTAGCGGTGATACCCGATCTAGTGTGCGTCCAAGCTGGATGTCACCACTGCGGGTAATGACGTAGTGATAGCGACAACCGAAATAGCCTTTCGACCTGTCTCGGTTGTCTAAGTTTTGAGCATCAATCTCGATGTTAGGTGTTGTCCCTGTATGATCGATGATCATGTAGAGCGTTTGAGTACGCTTCTTGTTTTTGTTGTACATGTTTCATTCTCGTAGCCATTCTTCAGGCACCGAACCGTCAGCATATAGGAAGCCGTGCTTCTCACACCACATGGCGTATGTGGTTTGTGATTGTTTGCTGATTTTCTGGCGGGAGTTCGAAAATACGAACCGAATGTCTATGTCTGGGTGTTGGTCTTTAATCAATAAATGTTTTTGCCGGTCGGCTGTAAGGAAACGACCCTTGGATTCAATTACCAAGGGCCGCTCTTTTGATGAACCGTCAGGACGTTTTGTAATGATGAAGTCAGGGGTATATTTACTTTTACGAGCCGGTTTGACGTAGTGGATTGCTTCCTCTTCGTATGAGAAGCAACAACCCGTGCCTTCCAACTCTTTCGATATGCGCTCTTCTAATCCAGAGCGAAACCCATATTTCAGACCAACCGCTTTCTTAGAAGTCTTCAAACTCTTCTTTCTGGGTTGGGGCATCATCCTCACCAAAGCTGTAGTTGTCGTCTGTTTCAAAACCGTCTTGCGCTGCGAAGCCGAAACTTTCAGCACTCGCTCCACCACGCTCAACGAGGTTGATGATTTGAACCGCAAGGGGTTGAAGGCTTACGCCTTTCTTACCGCCGGCAGACCATTCATAGACCGAGGCTGAAACGTACAGTTCTGTCCCACCTGAGGGATCAAGATTGACAGGGTTCATCTTGGCATCGAATTGCTTCGGACGGCGGTCCCAGAGTTCACCGTTCTTTCGCTGCACGTTCTTGACGCTGCACTTGAAGACGACGTTTCCTGTCTCTTCGCCGGTCTCTTCATCGATCTCCATTTTCCACATGGTGTTCTCAGCTTTTGCCGGTACTTTCCCCGTGTGGGCCTTAAAGATCATGGATAGTTTTTCCATAGTGTCTGTCGCTTCCTTGAGAGGAACACTGACATTGCACTTGTAAATCCCTAGTTCGTTGAACTTTGTGTCTGCAAACTTGAGGGCTGGATAGATTGCACGACCGAGGGGTAGTGAAATTCTAGTGTCTGACATGTATCATACTTTCCAATTTGTCGGTTAATTCAAAAAGACCCATGAGGTGTGTCCAAGAGAGACTTATGTGGTCCTCTAGTCCCATGTTGTCTTGCTGGGTGATGTGGAAACCATCGGCATCCACAATGACTGTGATGGGAAGCGTGTCCCCATCATCAATCTCAAAGATGCGCGGCGTGATTAAAGGCTCAGTCAAGGTCGTATTCCTCTGCCCTTGCCAACGCTTCTTTTTTGGTGAGGTTGTGACCGATCACTATACCGCTTACGACCACTGTATATTTTCCTGAGTTGTTGTAGATGTGAACCATCAGAACCTCCGAGTTTTCTAGTAAGGGTGATTAAGTGGGTAATAGTTCCCCTAGCGTAACTATCAGCTAAAGAAAAACTCACTTTTGAGAACCTCGGAAATATCCAAGTCACCAAGTTCAGGTAGGGGTGGTATCTTCTCTCTTGATTTCTCAGGAATGAGCGGAAGAACCTCGTCGAGAAACTTCTGTAGCACGTTTCCGTCCTTGTACATCTCGTAGAAACTAGGCTTGATACATTCGTTCAAGAAGTAATCCATGTCTGAGGCGTGAACCCCAAAACTATCGTGGATCATACAGAACGACATGTCCCTACCGCTGTTCAACGCTTTGTTAATTGTGATCTGTAGGTGAGCCGCGTCCATTGAGTGGATGTAGTTCGGTGATAATGATTGTGCGTTCTTGTTTGCATCAAGAACCTTGCTATCTGTTAAGAACTCCACTTTTAGCATACGACCGTCGATCATCGTCTGAACCGCATGACGATCCATCTGGTACTTAGCTTGTTGAACGACAAAACCTGTTGGTGTCGACCACATGAACGGTAACGGGTTTTCATTTTTAGTCACTAGACGTGCAATCTTAGTGATCCAATCCATAGCCTCACGAGCCGCTACGACGGTTTCAGAGATACTGTCCCATACTTTTCGGGCGACGTAGGGTACAAGTTTGTACGATACATCGTCGTCGCGTAAAGGCATCGATGTACCGGCATCACGCATTTCGTCGTAATGCTCTTGGACATATCGCATACATGCTTTGAACGTCCCTGAGTACGGTACAATCATTACCGGTCGCTTACACAACTTACGGTCAACCTTTAGGTCAAGCGCGGCACGAGCGAGAACAGCCCGATCAGGTTTACCAAGATCAGCTTCGATAGCTGCCTTTGCTTTCTTAGCGACTGCACCGTAGATGTCTTGACGTTCTGGACAGGCTGTCAGGTTCACGTTGAAACCACCAGTACGATCCCGAAGTAGTGCAGAGAAGTGTTGAAGACCAGAACAGGTTGCGTCGAAATTGATTGGCATATGACTGTAATAACCAACGCCGTGATCGTTTAACCCACGCCATTCCAGACAGAACCGTAGAAATTCGAAAGGTGAATCGGCATCGAACCAACGACGATCCTCTTTCCAGTTGTCTGCAATTTGTATGAACATGTCCTCGTTGTCCCAAACCCATTGGATACGTTCACGCATAGGCAACTTGTCATGACCCCACGCATTTGCACCGACGATAGCGATGTATTCCACCTCTTCTGTGGTATTGATGGGTTTACCTTCGGAGAACTCTAAGAGACTGCGAACATATGCTGGTCCCTGCGGGTTCAGGTAGTGAGGTTTAGGGTAGGCACGTCCACGAGAACACAGGTCGTGTGGGAAGTATAGTTCGTCAAACTCTTTGAACTTTTCTGCAAGCTGCATGACCTGTAGTAATGCTAGACGTTTAGACACGAACTTCCTGTTCTGGTTATGCACATGAGCGCAAGCCGCTGCGTTCTGTTTCCGTGCCTTTTCGTCCTCCATATCGTGCGGCATAGGAGGTAGCGGTAGATCGTTTGCCGGTGGCAGTTTGTCTACCTGTAAGCTGTTGTCGTAGACGAATCGCAAAGCCTCAAGCATCTCTTGGTTTACTCGCCAAGGTGTCTCTTGCAGAGCGTTGACAGCATTTAGTGTGATAGAGATGTCAGTGTTCTCTAGTTCACGCAGGTAATTCATCTTCGCTCTCTTGATCAGTTTGTACGGCTGTACGTTGTTCGTGAGGTACGACGAACCGATCAACATGTCATTTGTCCAAGGACGAGGTTTGACGACCATTGGGTAAAAGATAGGGAACATGTTTTCGCATTGCTCAAGGCGTTCCTTCAGCATGTCCATCATCTCTTGCGTAGCCTCAACAATCGCACGGCGTTTGCCGTTACTCATGCGAACTTCGGAAAACTTGATCATGCCGGTAACTTCTTTGAATATCTCTAGCAATCTCATTCCAAGGTGTACGCGGTTCTTGCTATGCCAGTTGTCGGCTACCCATTCGATTTGCTGTCGAGTAAATTCTTTCTTGTACACGTCTTTGCGTCTTGCCCGTGCTAGGTTGCGGGTGTCGCAGTCTTTCATGATACGACGAAAGATCATGTTGTAGTTCTTGTTAAACCATCTCAGTCGCAGTTCATCGTGAACGGCGTTTGTGGCTGTTAAGACGACACCTGTTCGTGATGCAGTCCCTGCTTTGTTTTGCAACATCGGCACAGCGTTAATCACAGACTTAGCAAAGATGTAGGCCATTGCGTCGGTGTCGTTAAACTCACGAACCATCAATGCTGCGGTCGAACGACGACCGGTTGCGCCTGTCAGTGCTTCGTTAGTCCACTCTTCAATAGCGTTGCTAAAAGGCTGGATAACCTGTCGTAGGATCGTCTTACCGGCGGCACTCTCTCCAAAGAATTTCTTCTCAATAGCCTTGTTATGGCGATTGTGAAAGCGAGTGATTGCAGCACCACGCATCTCCTCTTCGAGCAAGTGCTGAGTATCTACGAGTTCTCTTGTGTACATAGATTCGTTCCTTTTGGGATGTCTAGAAAGGGTGAAAAAGGTTACGATAGCGGTGTGACACGCTATCATGGAGTGATTACCCAAGGGTAACTATTGAAAACATTGCAAAAAAGGGGTTTAGGCTAAGTTTAGCTGTAACAGTTAGTCCAACTTAACTTTAATTTGTCCAACTCCCTGTATGACTGTGCTATGGGTAGGTCTTTAATATCAAAGGCTTACCCACTTTTTTGTGTCACAGTGTCACCTGCATGTCACAACAAATCTGATAAGGAATAGATGTCCTCAGGTGCTAATTTAGCATAGCCCAAGGTGGTCTCGATGTTCGAGTGTCCCATCCATTGTTTTACGCGCATGATGTCAGCACCTCGCTGGACGAGACGCGACGCACATGTGTGTCTGAACGTGTAAATGACTACATCACGCATTTGCAGTTCGTTAGCACGACGCACGACGTATTGCTTGAATGCCTCGTAGCTGATGGCATCGAAGGGTCGCACATGGCCTTCCTCGCGGGACCACTCTAGGGCCTCGACAGCGCGTGGGGTCAACGGGATCGTCCGTGGCTTACCTGTCTTGGTTTTCCACAAGGTGATCAATGTGCGTCCGTCCTTGCTCGTGGACACGTCTTCCCACATGAAAGGTTTAGCAACCGTCGCGGTGGTCTTTACGACCTCGGCAGGGCGGCACCCAGTGTCGATCAGGAATTCCGCTAGGTAGCGGTAGTCTTCGATCTCTAAGGTTTCCAGTAGGCGTTTCTCCTCGGTCTCTGTGAGGTAGCGCATACGAGGCTCTGAGGCTTTCAAAGAGGGCCATTCGATCTCGGATGATAGGTAGATATCACCCATCTTATGACTGTGTTTGAGCAACGTCTTGATGCGAGTAAGGGTGTGGCGGATTGTTTGATCGCTTACGCCTTCCATGCGACGTTTCTCGACAAAGCGTATTACTTCCCTTGTCGTAAGTTTAAGTGGATCAGAAGGTAGCAAACGCTCAGCTATGCGGATGTCAGTTTCGATCATTTTTTGACGTTGATTGGGCCATAGATAACGTGAATAACGGTCGGCAAGCGTCCGTATCGTAATAGACCCCTTACCGTAAGCGTCAGGCACAGGTAAACCCGCTTTGATAGCGTCTTTGGCTTTCTGTTCCCAGAACTCCGCTTGCTCATAGGTGTCAAACGTCACGCGGTGATACTTACCGCCGTTAGGTTCTTTTACTCGTGCCTGATACTTGGCACCACGTTGCGCGATTGTCATGAAAGGGCCTCGCTAAGTTTTTGAAGGAACTCTAGTCCCTTCCGGTTGTACTGGATGACGTTAAAACGTCGGTTCTCGATGTCGGGGTGGCTTTCAAGCATGTTCATACCTGCCACTCTTGGTTTTTTGTAGTCTGTCCAATAAAGGGTCGCACGGGATGCCGTTGCGCCTGTCATGTCTAGACGTTCCTCGACGGTCGATCTATTGCCTGAACGTCCGTCAACGTCGTGATAATGTAAAAAGGCCAGCATTGAAGGAAGAGACATAGAAGGGTCTAGTTTCTTGAATTCCTCAAGTGCGGCAATCAATTTCTTGATGTTTTTATGATCTATAGACAAGGTTCGGTTCCTCTAGCGTTTGAACCACCTTAGCGATAATACTACGCGAACGCAAGATTGAGAGATAATAACTTAGTCAAGTAAGGGTCTATGACTGTATTATTTTCTTTATCAACGGCCTCAAGTAGTAAGTCTAAGGTGTTGTGCCACTGTTCGTGGTCGTGGATTTCGATGCTTGCCCATTCGTTCTTACCTGTCCATGTGGTCGGTAGACCTGATTCGTGAAGTGCCTCAATGTTCTCTTTTCGTTCTATTGTGCTTAAAACGATGTGGAAAAGGGTATTTGATACCATCTGTCGTTCCTGTCCTGTTTTTGGGTTATGGCTTAGCTATATCATATCGAGATTATCGTGATCAACTTGCCAAACCAAAATAGTGTTTTTTGTTTGCTTCAATCTTTTAGATTGACTAAATCCAAAAAGTGTAGGCTGCAAATGTCTATCCGGATTTGTCTGATTCGTTTAGTTCCTCTCGTATCCATAGGATGACCACAAGGATAGTGATCACCAAGAAAGGGTCGCCGGTTATGAC